CCGGCCGTGTTCTGTGGCGTTGATCCAAGTGACGGACAATTCTTCGTAGCTAAGAAAGGTATCTTCAATAAGAACCCAAAGGTATATAAAAGTATAGCTGATGTAAAAGCAGACACAAGTGGCGAACTTGCTGACAAACTGAGTGTTGCTTACGTCGAACTAAAGAAACTTGGTATCAAGAATGTTATACAAGGCGACCTGATGTTTACCAAAGGTGACCTAAAAACGGTTAGTATTGAAGGAGAAAAGTATGTTGTGTTTCAACCCAATACCATTGCATATGCTGTCCCAGCTGAAAGCGAATTGGCTTCTGCATTAAAAGCTGCTAATCTTGGTATTGTATTTCACACATCATACAATGGCAGCAGCTTTGAGAATATGACTGCTAGTTATGGCGTTGATACACGATCTCTTAAAAAGTTGCCTAGTGTATGGTATCAAGATGCAACCATTCATGACCTGAGCGGTAAGGCTACACTAACAGCAGCTGATACGGCACAAGTTACGGCTGCACTATCTGAAGCAGGTAAGATCTTTCAAAAGATTAGCAGCACCACTCTAAAAGCTATCGAACAGGATGCTGAATTTGCAACTACTCTTGAAACATACAACAACACATACGTTCGCAAAGGAGAAACCGTAACCGATACAAAGGCTCATGTAAATGGACTTATTGCATGGGCAACCAAAAAGTTTGATGCTGATGTGGCAAGCAAGAAAAGTGAAAAAGGGCAGGCCGCCGCAAGCGCACGCAAAGATGCTTACCTAGCATTTTTCAATGACTCCAACAAAGCTAATCTTGACTTGATGTATCAACTGCAAAATGCTATTGTTAAAGCCAAGTTGATTATTATAGAAAAGCTTGATAGTCTCAAAAAGATAGATACCTTTGTCAAAACAAGTGATGGGTTCCGCGTAACAAGTCAAGAAGGCTTTGTTGCAATTGACCATCTCAAAGGTGGCGCAGTTAAACTGGTTGACCGCATGACATTCAGTAAAAACAATTTTGATCCAAACGTAATCAAAGGATGGCAAAAATGAATATACAAGATGACCCATTGGTAGATATAGCACGAGCTATACTTGAAGGCACAGCCCATAAGTTTGGTGATATGATTAGCGCATCTAGCATCAATGCAACCGATCTGCGGTATGAAACACAAAAGATCGACCACAAGTATGGTAACTTTGCTGAATACATTGACCCTACTGAAGGCGCTGGTGGAGGTACAGATGGTATGTTTATTGACAAACAATGGGAGAAATTCTATAAAGCAAACGACCTGCGTTTTACGGTATTTGGTTATATGCTTGATCTCTTTACTCCCAAGAGCAAAACACTACTTGCTCTTTCAAAACAGATGGTGGAATTGCCGGCATATCAAAGCAGCCCAGAAAAATATGCATTGATTGATGAAGTTAAAGAAACATACACTCATGTAGGCGTGGTACGTCCTACCGAAAAGTATCGCTTGATTGTTGATGAAGCAACCTATAAAGCATTACCAGCAGATACAATTGGCAATACATCATATGACTATAGTTTTCATGCTGGTGAAGGTACGATTGACAGTTTCCTTATGGCGATTGGCAACAGCGAAAGCGATGTAAAGGCAAAACTTAAAAAGGCATTGGGTAAAGTTAAAGCAGAATACATTGGTAATGCAATGGAACTTAAGTATGCACAAAAACGCGCAGTGGGAAGATAATATGAACTATTCAAATATACAGGACGACCCATTGGTAGAGATTGCACAGTCAATTCTCGATGAAAATTCAACAGCAGACAAAAGAAAGGCTCATTTCGCTAAGCAAAGCAAGATGTCCGATTCCAATGATGATGCATATAAACCAGCACCTGGAGATGCTTCAGCTGAAACCGTTCCGTCCAAATATACTAAAGCGTATGCTGCAAAATATGGTAAAGAATCTGTTGATTTTGATTCAGACGAAACACTTGACGAAGCAGCGCAACTCGCTGGTCTAAAAACCAAATCGGAAAAAAGTGGTATATCATACGGTATACTCAAACAAGTATTTGATCGAGGAATGGCCGCGTGGAAAACAGGTCATCGCCCAGGCGCAGGTCAACATCAATGGGCATATGCACGTGTTAATAGTTTTATAGTTGGTGGCAAAACCCGAACAACTGCTGATGCTGACTTATGGGCAAAACATAGTGGTAAAAAGGAATCGTTGGAAGAAGAAACTTGGGAAGATGGTTATGAGCGCCGTGTAATTAAAGTTACGAGTGCTGAGCATAAAGAACAAGGGCACCTTTGGAGAATCAAAGGAAAAGATGACGCGTCAAAAACCATAAAATATTACAAAACCAAACCAGACTTTGAAGAATTTGTAAAGCAAATGAAAAGAGTAGCTGGTCATGAGTTTGGTGCATAACCTTTAAAATAGTATAAATACAAACCTATGAGCAAACCGTTTTCATTTAGAGACATGATGGTTGTTGATCAGACTGATGGAGCCTGGGATGATGCTATTGGTCTTATTGCATATCAATACAAAAAGCGTCGCCGCGGTATTATTGGTGAAGCCGTTGAAGACAAACCAAAAAAGATGTCACATAATCAAGAAGTACATTACAATACTCTTAAATTACATTTTGATTGGAAATTTGATCATCAATCATCAGACGGAACAATTTATATGTGGAGACCTGATAGTAAAGGAACAGCATATGCAAAAATACCTGTTCTCGGAAGTTGGGAAAGGATGAATAGTGCTGAAATTAAAAAATATTTTGGTGAAGCTGTTGAAACACAAGACTGCGAAGATTGCGAATGTGAGCAGTGTGTTTGCGATGAAAGTCTTGAAGCACAATTTGACGCATTAACTCCAACCGCTGAAGTTGCATTAACTGGCGCCCAACGTTCTGATATGAATCGCGTTAATGCTGGTGCAATGAGCCGTGACGAATATAATAAGAAGTATAAGCTTGGAAAATATCGCGTTGGCAGCAAAAGTGCAATGGGTGGATCACTTTATAAAAATCTTGTAAAGAAGATATAAATCATAATATGATAAAGTCATTCAAGTCATTTACTGAAGAGCGCACCAACGGTGTTGTGGTTACCTTTGGGCGCTACAATCCACCGACGGTTGGACATGAAAAATTATTTGATGCTGTTGCAAAAATTGCAAAAGGCAAAAACTTTTTAATCTATTCTTCTCAAAGTAACGACCTTAAAAATCCATTAGAGTATGATGACAAAATCAAGTTTCTTCGCAAAATGTTTCCGTCATATGGGCGCAGTATTATATCCGACAAAGGTGTAAAGAATGTATTTGACGTTGCTGTAAAAGCATATGATGCTGGATATACCAAATTAACTCTAGTTGTTGGTAGCGATCGTATTGATGAATTCACAAAGCTGTTGAACAAATATGATGGCGTTAAAGCTGGTCATGGATACTACTCATTCCGCGATGGCATTGAAGTTAAGAGTGCTGGCGAGCGTGATCCTGATAGTGATGGCGTAAGCGGTATGAGCGCTAGCAAAATGCGAGCAGCTGCTGCAGACAACAATCTTGAAGCATTTGCAAAAGGCGTACCCAAAACATTTGGAGATGTCAAAGACCTGTTTAATGCCGTGCGTGTTGGCTTGGGTCTTAAAGAGAGTTATAACTTTCGCAAGCATGTTCAATTTGTGGCCGTTTCAGAAAATCGTGAACGCTATATTGCTGGAGAGATTTTCAACAAAGGTGATGTGGTATACAGCACCAAAACAGCGGATGCCGAATTGATGGTATTAGAACAAAAACCAAACTATGTGGTGTGTAAGAACCTGCATACTCTAGCCGAAAGCAAAATCTTTGTGGCTGACCTTCGCTTAACATTAGAAAATATACAACCATTATGCACAGCATGAAAAATTTAGTAGAAGAAAGACAAAAACGTATTGTTCAATTAGCAACCAATAGTCCGTATGACGACTTGATTGCAAGCTTCGTTGAAAGCACAGCCGACTTTGAAAGCCTTAGCATTCTTGATATTAAAGAAAAGTATCACGCATTCATTGAAGCAAATACACCAGATGATTATGAACAAGGCGGTATAACAGAAGGAGAAACCTTTAAGATTCGCTGTGTTGAGAGTTATGGTGGTTGCCGTGTAGGCGATACTTATAATGGACGATGGGTTGCTGGTGAAACCGCCAATACATTACGTCTACAAGTTGAGGATCTTCCTGGTGCTACTCAACATCCAATTGCTTTTTACAACAAAAACACAAACTATATCTCAATCCCAAAACAATTCCAACTATTATGAAAACATTATCACAGATATTAAATTCAGCTCCTGCCGTTGACCTTACTGAAGGTGCTACTACAGAGAAAATTATTAACTCTACACTAGCTACTCTTGGCTTTGAAAAGGTAAAAGAAAACAGCCTTCGCAGCTTTAAAGGTATAGCAAAAGATGACATTTTCCACCTATATGGTATTCCAATGCGCGCTGGCAAGTGGGCCGATGTATGGTTTGCTGTTCTTGAAGATGACTATGCAGTAGTCAATGATGAAAAGGTAACGAGATACGATCGCATGGCAGATGCAATTAAAGATATTCAAAAGATTGGTGTTCAACAAAAGAAAACCGTTACTGAAGACACACTTGAAGAAAAATTAAGTGCAGACGATGATGCAGGTGTATGGATCAGCGATTTTGTAAAAAGCACCGACCCACGTTTTGAAGGCAAGAGCAAAAAAGAACGCATCAAGATGGCATTAGGCGCTTATTATGCGGCTCAAAAAGAAGACACTGAGATTGAAGGTGAAGAGTTAACAGAAGAAGTTGACTATTATAAATTCAAACAGTTGGCTATTCTTGGATTGCTTTCTCCTGGCGATGCAAACAAAGCAGCTCTTGGCATGAAAGCAATTGAAGGTGGTCATCCCCCAACTCAAGAACAAAAAGCAATCATTGGTGATACATTAGTAATGCTGGTTAGCATGATTACTGGTGACAGTGCAATATTAAACAAACTAAAGAAGACAGCTCGAGACACTAAAAACGCCTAATGATTAAGTTAGGTATAAATTTTTGGGCTAGACCTATTAGCGGACTTGCATCTGGTCCCGAAGCCGCCTATGTTGCAGCATTAACAGCCGCAGGTGCCTCCGTGACCGCACCACAGCGAGCTGCTATATCCACCTTCATGTCTGGCGAGATCGCAGCAGGTCGCTGGGACAAAGTGAAACGCCTTTATTTCCCAGTCTGGGGTATTGCTGCGGCAAATGCGATATGCATGAAGTCGCTCACCAGTGGGACATTCAGTGGCGTTATTAACCATGCAGCTAAGGGTGTCCGTGTGGTTGATGGCGCGAGTGGCAACATGAACACCAACACCAATTTGAGTGCGTTGGGGATAACGAACACCAGTTTCCATTTTGCAATGCTCTTGCCGGAAGGCACTGACGAAGGGTATTCCATTCCATTTAGTGTAAATGACTTTTCCACAAATAGTATTTTCCCCTTTTGGAATGACGGTTATTCTTACACTCGTGTGATGGAACGGACATTTGGTAGTAGTTTTTTTACAAATCTGCCCAGCGTCATTAGCCTTGGTAACGATAGTGTTGCAAATAATCTTTACTTGAAAGAACGCATATCTAGTTCTACGGATTCAGATGTTATTGCTGGCAGCGTGGCGACGGCATTTCCTTCCGCTAATTTGTTTATTTTGGGACTTAGCAATGGGAGTGTTGGGATGAACTTGCCAATAGGATCCTTTAGCGTCAGCACTGAACTATCATCGGCACAGGACACTGCTTACACCACCGCACTCAAAACCCTTTGGGAAACCTGCACCGGACTCACGCTACCATGATCGGATACAACTCAAATATAGGCAGACGCAATCAATGAAGTTGCATTGCGGTAATACTATTCTAATACCATGATTCAATTAAGCTTAAAATTAGCATTGGAGGTATATCAATTGAAGCAATTGATATGATTAAAAAAAGAAGGCGGTGGTGTTGTAGCTATAGGTGCAATTAACCCAACTGCTAGGCGGAGTCGATATTCCATTAGTCTAATGATTAGATAAATAACAATACTCCCTTCGGGAACCTGCGGTCAATCTAATCGGTATTAGAAGGTTTGATTAATCAACCTTAATGTATTATAGTTTATACGGTATCTCGCCGTTTCGTATAGAGTATTATACCATATGACCATTAACTTGTAAAGGATAAAATTCATAAATAAATGCAATTCAACGAAAGAAAACAAATTGTTAAGAGTGTTCAATCCGCGCTTGGTTTAGAGCCAGATGGCGTTGATGGCGCGCTCACATGGGCTGCTATTGCAGCTAAGGTTGGTGTAGTAGCCGCTGCTCGTGTTGTGCCGCTATCAACCTCAACGGCTATTGGTATTGGTGACGCTGCCTATAAACTTATTCTTAAGTATGAAGTGGGTGGAGGGGCAAGCTATTACAATAAAGCATTGAAGCACCCATGTTACCCAGGTGGTGAAAGTGGTGTTACCATTGGTATTGGTTATGATATGGGTTACAATACTACTGCTCAATTTGCAGACGACTGGAAAGATGTATTGAGCGATTCGGATTATGGTCGCCTTGTGCCACACCTTGGCAAAAAGAGTGGCGCTGCAAAGGCTGCAATCAGTAGTGTTAAAGATATTAGCGTATCTTGGGAAGCAGCTGAAGTGGTATTCAAAGACAACACGCTACCACGCTTTATCAAGGAAACTGTTCGTGCATTCCCAGGCTCTGAACGACTACACGAGGACGCCTTTGGTGCACTTGTAAGTTTGGTATTTAATCGTGGTGGCAGCACAACTGGCAGTTCACGTGCTGAAATGTTAAACATCAAGAATGCAATTGCCTCCAATCGCGCTGACATTTATGCCTACATTGCAGATCAAATCGTTGATATGAAACGTCTTTGGGTTGGTAAAGGTTTGGATGGATTACTTACACGCCGCGATGAAGAAGCAAAGATGGTTAAAAGCTGTGCTTAATTATAAATAGATTGTTATGCCACACTATACCGCTCCTCGCACGTTGTCTCGTAAGATTGAGGACTACCTTGACTACGGGTTTACCAGCAATTCTTCAAGTGCTGCAACTGCAACCTCAACAGCATCTGACGGATTTGGGCGCCTTCGTGTGGCTGAACCTTATACATTATTTGATAGTCAGCATCGGTATTCAGAAAATAAAAAATGGAATAATGTTCTTACCGGAACTGGTGCAGTAGCTTATATACAAAGTGAAAGCGCTGTTGACTTAAAGGCGCCAGCTGGTGCTGGAACTGTGACGAGACAAAGCAATGTTGTATTTCCTTATCAGCCAGGAAAATCATTGCTCTTAATGAATAGTTTTGCTTTCAGTGCCCGTACCACAACCGGATCAAAAACAGTTACGCAACGAATTGGTTATTTTAGCAGTGATAATGGCATTTATCTTGAACAAACAAACGGCACCGCCGATGTAGTGACGCCTCGTAATGGTAATGGCTTACGATTTGTATTGCGATCAGACAGCACAAATACAACAGTTGGCGATTCAACAGAAATTTCTGTTGAGCAGGCAAATTGGAATGGCGATAAGTTTGACGGAACCGGAATTAGTGGCAGAATTTTAGATATTAGTAAAGCAAATATATTCTGGATGGATATCGAATGGCTGGGTGTTGGTGATGTTCGTTGCGGATTTATTGTTGACGGCCGAATGGTTGTTGCACATACATTCCATAATGATAATATCAACACCACTTCCTATATGACAACCGCGGTGTTGCCTATAAGATATGAATTGACCAACACTGGTTCTACAAGCCCATTCATTAAACAGGTATGTAATACTGTAATTAGTGAAGGTGGTTTTACCCCAACTAGCATTACATATAATCAATTAGCAACCGCTAATATATCAGCGGCCAATCTTCGTACTGCAGCCACAGATGGATTATTCTATAATGTAGTTTCAATACGATTGGCCGCAGGCAAAACTGATGGTATAATTATTCCTACTAATATTGAATTGCTAGGAGAAAGTAACAAATCATATCAATGGGCTTTACTTCGTAACGCTACATTTGACACCGCTCCTACATGGACAACACATGCGGATTGTGCCACAGCCGAATTTACAACTAGTGTATCAACGATCACCGGCGGTGTGTTGGTAAAGGCTGGATATTTCACAAGTAATAGTGGAAGTGTTAACACCGCACTGGCTTCCGATGTTACATTACAAATTGGTAGAACTATAGCTGGAGTGTCTGATACATATACTGTTGCAATTACATCGACTGGCACAAACACAAAATATACAGGCAGCCTTGCATGGTATCAAATCATATGAAGACATTACAACAAATCCTAGAGACTCCAACATTTACTCTGTTTGAAGCAGCCGAATATGATGGGCGAGAAGTAACACTCAACAAGCCATTCCGTAGCGATGACGATAAACATAAGTTTTATGTATATGTCAAAAATGAAAAAGACAATGTAATCAAACTTGGTTTTGGCGATCCCAATATGGAAATCAAACGAGACGACCCAGCACGTCTAAAAAGTTATCGTGCACGCCATGGATGCGATACAGATCCTGGCCCAAAGTGGAAAGCTAACTATTGGAGCTGCAGATTCTGGGAAGCAGGCAAGAGTGTTAGTGACTTACTTAAGAAGTAAGTGATAAATACTTTTTTGATATGAAACGTACTCATGAATTGACAGAAAAGAATTTCCTACTATATGCAGCTACCAATTATAACAATCCACGCTGCCTTGATGTAAAAGAATTTCATGAGGACCTTAATCGACTTAAATATATCAAAAAGCTTCTAAAAAAATACCAAGAAAAAAGTATACTTCAAGAGCGATTGATTTTAAATCATTTGATCATTATGCACAACGTGTTTAACATCTCTGCAGCAACGCGCATGTGCTTTTTTAAAATTAAAGAAACACATTGGCCAACGCTCAAAACATTTTTGTTGTATCTTAACTATATACCTGAAGATCAATATCTTAATATACCAATTGACTTGCGTGTAGCTCGTGTTCTTCAAAAATTATAAATACATTATGGGATTCTTTTCAACTGCTACAGATACATACTTTGCATTTCGATTCCTGCGACTGCTTACAACTCCTTGGGAAAAAACTGGAGCTTACAAGCTGGGTATAATTGATGCTGAAGGAAAGGTATTGCGTAAGCCAATCGACATGAGCGAACGCAGCAAATACAACATCTTTCACCGATTGGTATTTCGCATAAAGCGACTGCTCAATAAGATTCCATTTGGTAAAACAACCGTAGCTAGCTATCTTGCTGCGCTGTGGCTTATTAAAGAACATACAGGTATCAGCGACAAAAGAATGCACAGTATATTGCATGAGGTTACTGGCGTTGACATTGACATGAATAGCCTCATTGAAAGCACATGGTATATCAATGAGGACTCTACGCTGCAAGCTGGTGTGTATACACTTGCTAGGAATATTGCATTCCCAAGCACAGGTGAAGAACTTCAAATTATAAATACCCAAGTGGTTGTAAAAGAAAACGCAATTGCGGTTGGATCAATTTTAGGTGTGCCAGTTTATGAAGTATGCCATGTAAAAACCAAACAGTCACTATTTGTAACACCGCACGACCTTAAAAGATGAACGCTAAAGAAGATACCACCACCGCAAATGTAGCATTGCCAGCAACTGGCAATCGCCCGCATGACAACAGCGACAGCATGATTCGTCGCAAAAAGTTTATGCAGTTTGATGTTAATAGCGATACATTTCGCAAGTTTGAAACTGGTCGCAATCGGTTTGAGCGCTGGAGCAAATACTTAAATTTGCAAGATGACTCTGAAAAAGCAATTTATGATTATGCAATGAAAAATCGTGATCATACCATCATACTGCGCAACGGAGACACTGGTGCAATGCGCAGTATACGTCGTCGTGCACTTAATGAAGCCGACGAAAAAATAGCAAACTATGAGGGATTCTTTAAACCAGTTGACACTCAAATTGACTATGACCCAACTCAATTAAAAGCGGGTATAAGTGTAGAGTCAGAACATACGCCTCATAAAGAAATTGCTACCATAATAGCTAAACATCATTTAGCTGAGGATCCTGAGTACTACGTTAAGCTTAAGAAGTACGTCGAGACTAAAGGCGCATAAACTGCAAAATAAAGATTTACATATGTAGAAATTTGATATATAATTTCTATAGAAGCGGGCTACTTCACTGTAGCCTATTTTTTTACTAAACTTTCTTTAAACAAATGAATAACACTACTGCAACCACAATCTTTGACGAGCAAGTCTCGCGCAAACCAAACAGATACCCATGGACTGAAGAGTTTATAAATGCTATGCATTCTGGATTTTGGACTGACAAAGAATTTAGTTTTCAGCCGGATGTACATGACTTTAAAACAGTTCTTGATGATCGCCGTCGCGAAATTGTTATACGTACATTAAGCGCAATTGGTCAAATTGAGGTTGCTGTAAAAACCTTTTGGGCAAAGCTTGGCGATAACTTGCCGCATCCATCGCTGCAGGACTTGGGTTTTGTTATGGCCAATACAGAAGTTATTCATAATAACGCCTATGAGCGTTTGATTAGCGTATTGGATATGGAAGATGTATTTGAAGAAAATCTTAAATTGGAATGGATTCAAGGGCGTGTCAAATATCTAAAGAAGTATACACACCGCTTTTATAAGGACAGCAACAAACAATATCTTTATGCATTAACTCTCTTTACACTATTTGTTGAGAACGTTAGCTTGTTTAGCCAATTTTATATTATCAATTGGTTTAAGACTTTTGAAAATGTATTGCCGCATGCTGATCAACAAGTTAAGTATACGCGCAATGAAGAAAATATTCACGCACTTGTTGGTATTCAAATCATCAATACTATGAGGAAGGAATTGCCTGATATGTTTGATGATGAGTTGGAAGAGCGTATTATTGCAGCTGCAAATGAAGCATATAAAGCAGAAAGTAAGATTGTAGATTGGATGATTAACGGCATCAATGAAACAGGCTTGAGCGCACCAATTCTTAAAGAGTTTATCAAGAATCGTATCAATGAAAGCATGACCCAAATTGGATTCCGTAAACCATTTGAGATTGATGAAGCATTGATTGCTGAGACAATGTGGTTCGATGAGCAGCTGCACGGCAACAACATGACTGACTTTTTTGCAAGCCGCCCTGTTGAATATAGCAAGAAAAATCAAAGCTTTGGCGAGGATGACTTGTTCTAATATATACTTTAGATTATGAGTAAAGAAGACATTTATTGGTTGAATAAAGATAGCCGCAAGTTCCTAAGCAGAGGCTATGTACTTGAGGAAGCTGGAGAAACTGCAGAAAGCCGCATGCGTGATATTGCTGTTGCGGCTGAAACACGATTAGGAATCGCTGGATTTGCTGATAAGTTTGAAAGCTATCTACACAAAGGATACTATTCACTAAGCAGCCCAATCTGGAGCAATAGTGGACGTGCGCGTGGATTGCCTATCAGTTGTTTTGGTACATACATTGATGATACACTTGAAGAGATTGCTGGTTATAAAATCGCTGAAATCTCTATGATGACAAAAAATGGAGGTGGTACTAGTGCATACTTTGGCGCATTGCGCGGGCGCGGTACTCCTATTAGCACTGGCGGAACAAGCACAGGCGCGGTTCACTTCATGGAGCTTTATGACAAGCTGATGAGTGTAGTATCTCAAGGCAATGTTCGCCGAGGCAGCTTTGCAGCATACCTACCAATTGACCATCCTGACATTGAAGAATTCCTAAAAATTAAAGGAGAAGGCCACACCATTCAGGACATGAGTATTGGTGTTACTGTTAGTGACGCATGGATGAAGAGAATGATTGATGGCGATAAAGAAGCACGCAAGACATGGGGATTAGTCATCAAGAAGCGTTTTGAAAGTGGTTATCCATACCTGTTCTTTAGTGATACCGCAAACAATGCTGCACCGCAAGTATACAAGGACAAAGGTAAACGCATCCATGCTAGCAACCTTTGCAATGAAATTTACCTGAGCACAAGTAAAGATGAAAGCTTTGTGTGTAACCTATCTTCCATCAACCTTGAGCGTTGGGATGACCTAAAAGATACTGACGCAATTGAAACATTGGTATATTTCCTTGATAGCGTTATGACTGAATTCATTGACAAGACTGAAGGAATGGCGCATATGGATGCTCCGCGTCGTTTTGCAATCAATCAGCGCGCATTGGGTGTAGGTGTTCTTGGCTGGCACAGTTACCTGCAAAGTAAAGCCTTGCCATTTGAAAGTATGGAAGCCAAGATGGAAAACATTGGCATCTTTAAGACGCTGCGCGAAAAGTGTGACTCTGCTACAGAGCAACTTGCAGCTTTGTATGGCGAACCTGAATTGCTAACTGGCTATGGCCGTCGCAATGCTACAACCATTGCAATTGCACCAACCACAAGTTCATCATTCATTCTAGGTCAAGTAAGTCCAAGTATTGAACCTCTTAACAGTAACTATTTTGTTAAGGATCTTGCAAAGGGTAAATTTACATATAAGAATCCATACCTAACAAAGTTGCTTAAGAGTAAAGGTTTGGACAACAGCGAAACATGGCGCGATATTCTTATTCACGGCGGAAGTGTTCAACATCTGACAACGCTAACGGATGAAGAAAAAGCAGTATACAAAACCTTTGGCGAAATTCCTCAAAAGGAAATTGTTATACAAGCCGCTCAAAGACAACGATATATAGATCAAGGGCAAAGTCTCAATCTAATGATTGCACCCAATGCTAAACCAAAAGAAGTAAACGAACTAATGATTTTTGCATGGGAAAGTGGAGTCAAAGGATTGTATTATCAACGTAGCGCAAATCCTGCTCAAGAGTTAGCGCGCAGCATCATGACATGTTCAACCTGTGAAGCATAATGACCGAAACATCAACATCACCATCACCATCACCATCCGATAATCTTTTACCATTCTGGTATGCAATTGCATCGCTGTTTAGCGTCCCTTTAGTGGTAATCATATTGTTAATTTTATGCGTAATATTTTTATGCGCATGGCCAATCATTCCAATAATAGCTTACTATCAACGTAAAGAGGAATTAAAAGATAATGATTGAAACAAACAAATGCCCTGCTTGCAAACATGTGTATGAAATTGTTTGGGATGATGATAACAGCGAATACTATAATGACATTCAAGATGAAGATGAGTTAGACCAATTTGACGAGTCCGAAGAGTTGTATCCTGAGTATTGCCCTTTCTGTGGTATTCATCGTGATTATAATGGAGAGGTTGACGCGAGCGATGATGAATTGCTTTGATATATAATACATGGAATGGTATTATGATGGAGAAGTATTTAGTGTTACTCATGCGGTTGAAAAGATAGCAGAAGGTTACATTGGATTCATATATGAAGTAACTGACAACTCCAATGGGAAAAAATACATTGGTAAAAAGCTATTAACCACAACTAAAAAATTACCTCCACTTAAAGGAACAAAGCGCAAGCGCAAAAAAATAGTACACAGTGATTGGCAAACATATTATGGAAGTAGTGAACTCGTTAAGCAGTTGGTTGAAGAACGGGCGGACACCTTCTCAAGAGAGATACTTGCATTTGGTAAAGCAAAAGGCGAGCTGTCATACATTGAAGCAAAGTACCATTTTGACCGAGAAGTGCTCCTAAGTGACAATTACTATAATGAATTTATTGGCTGCCGCATTCATTCAAAGCATGTGCAAAATTTGTGGAAAAAGTAGTTTACATTCTTTCGTTTTTAGATTATAATTACATAACAACCAAATCAAAATGATTATAATCGACTATAGCGGAATCGCAATTTCAAGTGTCTTTAGCCAAGCAAAGAGCAATAAGATTGAAGAAGATTTTCTTCGACACATTATTCTAAATAGCCTGCGCATGTATAACCTTAAGTACCGTGAAAAGTATGGTAAGATGGTTATTGCTTGTGATGGCGGAAGCTGGCGCAAAGATTACTATCCACAATATAAAGCAGCCCGCCGTAAGAATCGTGAAGAAAGCAGCATGGACTGGAAGGAAATCTTCCGCATCCTCAACAACGTCAAAGCTGAAATCATCGAGCATTTGCCATACACTGTAGTACAAACCGAAAAAGCAGAAGCTGATGATGTTATTGCTGCACTTGTAGAAACCACTCAAGAGTTTGGCAACTATGAGCCAGTCATGATTATTAGTGCCGACAAAGACTTTATTCAATTGCAGAGATATGATAATGTCGCACAATGGAGCCCAATGACCAAAAAGCTTATCACTGATAAAAATCCAGCAAGGTATCTGATGGAGCATGTTCTCAAAGGCGATAGTGGTGACGGCGTACCCAATGTTCTTAGTCCTGACAATACATTTACTGACAGCATTCGTCAAACGGCATTGCGTGCAACTAAAATTGACGAATGGATCTCAGCCGATAAAGCAGGCACATTGCAAAGCGTTATGCCTGAGGAAACTTACCGCAATTATATTCGCAACCGTACCGTGATTGATCTTGAGCGAGTGCCTGCGGAAGTGCGTGATGCTATCCTTACAGAATACAACTCAGCTCCAGTTAAAAACAACAGTAAGGTTCTTAACTATCTGATATCTAAACGTTGCAATATGCTTATTAGCAGTGCATCAGAATTTTTCACCAAATAAACATATGATTAGAAGAATGCATGAAAAGTTACCACATGAGGTATTTGAGCTGCTTGAAAAAACCACAAAGCTCAACGAAAGAATTGATACTCTAAAAAACAATAACAGCTATGTAATTGAGTTGCTGTTGCAATTGGCATTTATCCCAGGCGTTAAGTTTGATCTTCCTGAAGGAGCTCCTCCATTTAAGGCTGATGAAAGCCCTGCTGGATTGCAACCAACTCCTCTTAAGAAGCAGATTGATATACTGCGGAGGCTGCTAATTAGCAATCCTAATTTGCCGCGCTTAAAAAAAGAAATGCTGTTTATCAAATTGCTTGAGAATAGTCATGTCAAAGATGCAGAAATTATAATTGCGGTTAAAGATCAAAAGCTTAGTGAATTGTATCCATTGCTTACCGTTAGTTTAGTTAAGCAAGCATTTCCAAATCTGCTTCCACCAACAGCATGACCTATACATTTAAATGTACAGCTTGTGAGCATGAATGGGATGCTAGTATGAGTATGGCTGACCGAGATGTTCCACTAACACAGCATTGTGTAGCATGTGCAGCTGAAGGTGAAGGAGTAATCAAACGCATCATTAGCAGCGCGCCGCGCATTTCATATGAGGGCGCTCAAACAGTATTACAGCGCGCTGGTAGTGGATGGAACGATGTATTGAAAAAGATTCAAAAGGCAAATGGCCGATACGCAAAGAAAAATATGGAAACACGATAAAGAATATGGGAAAGAGTCGAAAAAGCAAAGGATCTAATGGTCGCAAGCAATCATATTATGATGACGACTATAATGCAGGAAATAAAAAACTCAAAAAGAGTAAATACTCTGATAGCCGCAAAGACAAAAGCGTGGAAAAAGGTATGTTTATTGATTGGGGTACACTATGAATGAACGCAAAACTTTTGTTCATGATCCTGTAGAGCTGGGTTATGAAGACCTAGCCGATGCTAGTGTCCCAGGCACTCGACTATATGTTACGCCTCAAGGAAAGAAGTATCCTAGTATTACAACCGTATTGAGCGTGCGCGGTAAAGAAGCTATCTATGAATGGCGCCGTCGTGTTGGTGAAGAGGAAGCTAATCGCATTACACGTCATGCGTGTGCACGTGGAACAGCACTGCATACTATTGCTGAAAAGTATCTTAACAATGAACCTGATATATACAAAAAGGACGAGATGCCTCATGTTGTAGCACTGTTTCGTAGTATTCAACCAATCCTTGACAGCAACATAGGACGCGTTGTAATGCAGGAACGACCGCTATATAGTGATCATCTTGGAATTGCTGGAAGAGTTGATCTCGTTGCAGAATATGAAGGAAAACTTAGTGTCATTGATTTTAAAACCAGTAAGCGTGTTAAAACTCGAGAAGAGATTAGCAACTACTTTATACAGTCGTGTGCATACGCTATAATGTTTGAAGAGCGCACTGGTATACCTGTATCGCGTATCGTAATTGTTATGGCGGTTGATGATAATCCCGTTCCTGTTGTATTTAAAGAAAAGCGAGATTCTTGGACAAGCGAACTGCAAAATGTAATTAAAGAATATAATACCAAAAAACTATTCGGACATGGATAATACAAAAACAAAAAACAACAATGGCCTGCTTGATCTGCTAACAAATGGACCACCAGACAGTTTCTCAAGCGATTATGGATGTGTACGTGAGTATTACCTGAGCGATGAAATTGGACCACCTAGTGAATATATCAGTTGGTTCCATGAGATTCGCAACTGTCGTGAAACTGATGCAATCAAGATTCACATCAATTGCCCAGGAGGAAACTTATTTACAACCATTCAATTCCTTCAGGCATTACAGGAAACTGAAGCACATATCATTGTAAGTGTTGAAGGTGCATGCATGAGTGCAGCAACACTTATCTTTTTGGTGGCCGATGAATATATGATTACCAATCACAGCATGTTCTTGTTTCATAACTATAGTGCTGGAACAGTTGGCAAAGGTGGTGAAATGTATCATGGTATGGTGCATGAGCGCAAATGGAGTACTGGATTGTTTCAAGATATGTATACCGACTTCCTTACGCCTGAGGAAATTGTTGACATGACAAATGATAAAGATATTTGGCTAGATGCAAATCAAGTTCTTGAGCGCCTTGAAAAGCGCGGCAAGCTGATGGAGAAAAAAGCTAAAAAGGCTGGACAGGCCAAAAAAACTGAATCCAATTAAAGAGACAAAAAAGCCGCTGTAAAACAAATTACAGCGGCTTTTTCTTTACTTGCTTTTTCCAGCCTTAATCCAGTTTCTTGCTGCAGCAATCAATTTGGGATGAGCAGCGCCCAATACAGTTTCCCATGAGTCGCCTATAAGAGGTTTTAATCCAGCCTCACGAAGAAAAGCATATCGCTTAGGTCGCCCGACTTTCAATAGGTTTGGGTTGAGGATAAAAAGTTTCATGCTTTCCGCAAAAACTTCATAACTATTGGGCTCATACGGACTTACAGCCTTTTCGCCTTTGACAGCTTTCTTAATATGCTTTGAAGGCTTTTTAAGCATGTCATCAACATAATGTCCGCATTCATGAGCAATAACACCAGCGCCTGTCAAGTCTGCTTTGTATCCAGTATATGACCAGCAAAACCCAGGCGTGCGCACAGGCGTTAAAACAATTTTTTCATTCACGGAAATTGTCCCGCTGCCCCAATTATAAAATCCGTAATATGAAGTATTAGCAGCATTCACAATATACGGAATTGGGAGTTTATTGATTTTACAAAAGGCGACAACAATGTCCCGCCCATACTTTAGGTTTTCAGGCTTCTTTTGGCCTGGGTGTGGGTATTCAATTCGCATCAAGATTATTATACTCTAAAAAGTGCAACCTGTAAAGGAAAAAATATGACAAAATGCATTCCTACGTAACTCGTTGATATTCAACAAAACTGCAAAATATGCATTTTATGGCAAAAAGTCCTTTACAGAGCACAAGATTTAGAGTATAATGATCTTGTAAGGAAACACCACCACAATATGAAACCAGACAAAAAACACGCTAAACTTATTCGGGAGACAATTCTCCTGAATGCCGGAAAAGTATTGACCGCAATGCGAAAGTCGCACATGATGATTCCAAATGAATTTAAAAGAAGCGAAAACCCATTCATTGAAATGATTCAGACTGGCATCGATTATTCTGATGACACTCATACTTGTTTGCTTGTTGACAATAACTTTCAAATTTATCTGCTAACAAAAAAAGAAATCAAAGATGACCAATTTGGAGAAAGCGACAATGAAATTGTCATTCCTATTGATGTAAAGCAATCCCTCGTTGTTGTGGGAATTTAAAAATCCTAAATAAAATTATGACACCTACTTCTTATGCAAATCTCGCTGGCACTCTTCGTGGATCATTGCTTTCGCTAAAATACAATCGAGACATCTCTAGCTTATTGGATAATGACGCTGCGAAACTTAAAGAGTTTCAGGCCATTATTGACTCTGCGATTGAGCGTGCCGAAAAACAAAATGTAAAGGAGGCTGTGGTGTGACGCCTGTAGCACCCAAAACAAAAACCACACTCGTCTTGACTGCAGGCTTTCAGGCCTGCGGATTCTTTAGTGCGCGCAGCGCAGTTCGCAATATGATTGTGGGCGGCGTTAAAGCATATGACTTGTATGGCAATATTCATGATTGGGATAGCTGGATTGCAAATGATGAATATCTTGTGCCAGATCATCCAGCGCTGCGCAGCGTTGACAGCTGTTGGGCCGTGCCTACAATTGTGGTGATCCCAGGATACTTTGGCACTTTTGGCAAGAGACGCAATCGTGTTATCAACTTGAGACAGCTATACTATGTATATGATGGAGAATGTCAATACTGTCTCAAAAAGATTCCTTACACAGCTGCAACACGTGATCATGTATTGCCACGCAGCAGAGGTGGAAGCAATGATGATAGCAACATTGTATTGAGTTGTAAAAAGTGTAACAGCAAAAAGAGCAACAAGTTTCCATATCAAAACATCAAAGGTAGCAGCGTCAAACCAAAGATTCTTAATGATGTGGAGTTTGCTGCACTTAGCGAAAAAGTAGAGATTCGAGAAGAGTGGAAAACCTTCCTTGTATAAATAAGGTATAATGAATATCACTACAGCATATCGTCAAATGGCTCAAGCTTCATATGACCAAGCAATTGAAGCCAACCACGCTCTGGTTGAAGCCGCATCTTTTTATCGACTTCCAGGGAATGTTGTAGGCAATGAATTGTATGTTGTTGCTCGTGATCTCAAAAGCTTTGCGGACAGTCAAATGAATGGCGATGATTTTGATGTAAAATCATTTGCGGCTATTATTGATAAACTCAACAAAATTAAAAAGGAAGCAAAGGCGTTCAACTCAGAAGATGACGTTCCAGTTTCATATGTGTATAAGAAAAAATAATTATAAATAAACTACAATCTATGAACGACCAACACATTTCAATCCCACCAACGGCAGCTGACGCATACCGTGCAATGTTAGCCGAACAAACATACGCTTCTCTTGAAGAAGTTGCACTTGAAGTACTTTCAGAAGGTAAGTATATAATTTCAACTGACAACTTGAAGAAATCTTTTAAAGCACTTTCAACGGCTCAAAACGGCTTAGATGTGGCAATAAAAGAATATAATTCAATTGAAGGCCCTAGCGGTCATGGTTCAGGCCATTATCAATGCGCAATGAACATTGAATATTATCGCAAAAAAATTAAAGAACATATTAGTGCGATGATTGAAATTCAAGAGGGTTTAATGGAGAGCGGCGAAATGACAAAGCTATTGCAACGTGCTTTCATTGATGAATTGGAGGATAATGTTGAATCATTGCAAAAACAAATTGAATCTCGTGATGATAATAATTATGTTCTTAAGACACAATTACGTGAACGTAAAGCAGTGCTCGCTAAAGCAAAAGCAGATCTTAAGACTTTAAAAGAATCATATTGCGATGAAGAAAATCAATTCAATGAAGCACCTTCTCTTATTGAAGGAAAGATTTTAAATGAAGAAAAAAACAAAATGTCTGAGGATCAACATAAACAAATCGCACGCGATTTATACAAAAAATATGGATATGATGCTCATTCAATCGGTGATTTGATGCAAGAACTTGTTATCCTTAAAGGAAAGTTTGAATCGGAAAAGAAACGCAAACCTGACACTAACACGGACAAATGGTTTGAACCCGGCCGCGATGGTGGCTTTGATCGCGATGGTGTCCGCCGATGATTAATCAAGCAATCTAATTGTATAAATAAAGCGTATGGTACAGGACAAACATAATAATACAGCAAACGAGCAGCTCGCAGGACCTGCGCCGTTCCGCTGCAGTATTATATCAAAGGGATATCCGCCCGCATAGAATCCAGACACTGTAAATTTAAAACACTTACCTTTGTTCTGGAAACGGAACAAAGGTTTTTTATTTTTACATTTTAGACAAAAACACCTTTACAAATCTCAATTTTTAGATTATAATAATAGCATAACAAACGGCAACAACGTGTTGCCCAACAATTTTTCAAAATCTCAATGCGCGCCTTGTGCTACAAACAAGGTAACGACCGTGGTTGAACGGCTTGGATCTGAAAAGAGATGCAATGACAATAAGTTTAAATATGGAGCCGTGAGTCCCTTAGCGCACACCAATGCGCAACTCACAAATTTTCAAAACCTCCTGTAGCTCATCGGAAGAGCGGCTT